ATTGATCTTTCTAACCGACGAAACACCTCGATCGGACACGATCCTTTTGAATCAGATTAAACATGACTGAATCAGACCAGATCGATTTGAATAAGACTGGATCGAAAATAGGAGGTGTGCCAACTCCACGTATTCACTCCAAACTCAATGATTTGCCGTCTAAAGGTCATGAGATGATCCAGTTCGCAGAAGAAGTCGGGCTCCCACTTATGGAATGGCAAAAATTCGTCGCTATTCATGGGCACAAAATTAAGCCTGATTCCAGATGGCATCATTCCGAGGCAGGATTGTGCATTTCGAGACAAAACGGAAAAAGTACATTTATGATGCTTCGTATGCTTACAGGTGCCTACGTCTGGGGTGAAGGCTTACAGCTCGCATCAGCTCACAGACTTACAACCTCACTTGAAACCTTTAGACAGATTATTGCCCTAGTAGAAGAAAACGACAAACTAGCATCCGAGGTCAAAAAGATACGATGGCAACATGGTGCAGAAGAATTAGAACTTAAAGGCAATCGACGTATTGTTATCAAAGCTTCTAACAATGCTGCAAGAGGTATTGCAAAACCCGAAACAATCCATATGGATGAGTTGCGAGAATACAAAGATCAAGATGCTTGGTCATCAATGCGTTATTCCATGATGAGTGCTAAAAATCCGCAAACATGGATTTATTCAAATGCAGGAGATCAACATTCAATTGTATTAAACTCTTTACGATCCAGAGCATTAGCAGCTGCTGGAGGTGCAAATGATGATATTGGTTGGTTTGAATGGAGCGCAGAGCCTAACGCTCCTATCACCCTTCCGTCGGGTGAGCCGAACTGGGAAGCGTTCGCTCAAGCCAATCCATCTTTGGGCATAACGATTCATGAGGATAATCTTCGATCCGTAATAAATGATCCGCCCGATATTGTGCGCACAGAAGTTTTATGCCAGTGGGTAGATACGATCAATTCAGTCGTGGATGCACAAAAATGGCAATCATGCGCAATCGACCCAATTCCATTAGATCCAGAGAAAACAATGTGGATGGGATTAGATTTAAGTCCCGATCGAAAGTTTGGCGCATTAGTTGCTGCACAAAGAATGCCAGGAGAAAGATTTTACGTTCAACTATTGCATACCTGGTCAAATGACTTTTCATTAAACGATTTAGCAATTGCGAACGATGTTGCGCCGTATTATCGCAAATACCAGGTGGAAACGATTGCTTACAGCAAAAGAACAGCTGCAGCCGTTGCCAGCCGTTTACAGCAAGCCGGAATCCCCACGACAGACATGGATGGCGCAGTTTATTCAGAATCCTGCGATCGATGGCTTGGAGCGATTAACAGCCATCGTTTACAGCATGGAGATCAGGAAGAATTAAATCAACAGGTTTTATCAGCTGCCAGATTGCCTTATGGCGATGGTGCCTGGATTATCGGCAGAAGGGCATCAAGAGTTGCAGTTTGTGCAGCCGTTGCTACCGCTTTGGTTTCTTATTTTGCGACACAGGTGGAAACCGAGGTTGACATACAAATCGGATAAGTCGGACATAAGGTATAATTTACGCCAATGGGACTATTTGATCGCTTTACAACAAAACAAGCAACTGATCCGCTAGATGTATCAGCAGCTCTCGCACCTTACAATTCTCAGCAATTAGTTGGCGGCATTCTATTTGGAACTACAACCGCATCACGTGAATCGTATATGGCAGTTCCTGCAGGAGCACGTGCAAGAAACATTATTTGTTCAACAATTGGATCTTTACCACTTGAGCAATACAACCATTTTACAAATGAGCACATTCGACCAAACCGAGTAATTATGCAACCAGATCCACGTGTTGCTGGATCAGCAATTTATGCATGGATCGCAGAAGATTTATTACTTTACGGAGTTGCCTACGGAATGGTAATGGATGCTTATGCATCAACAGATGCTTCACGTATTCGTGCATGGACAAGAATTGCACCTAACAGAGTATTTGCAAGTTTAAATGCGTTATCAACAGAGATCGAGTATTACACGGTAGATGGAAAGCGTGTACCGCCGTTTGGTTTGGGATCTTTAATTGTATTCAATGGTTTAGATGAAGGAATTCTAAATCGAGCAGGTCGCACAATTAAAGCAGCTGCTGAATTAGAAAAGGCTGCAGAGATGTACGCAAAAGAGCCTATGCCACAAATGGTTTTAAAATCAAATGGCACAAACTTAACTCCAGAGCGTATTTCAAGATTACTTTCATCATGGACACAAAGCCGTCAAACAAGATCAACTGCATTCTTAAATGCGGATGTTGAATTACAAGCACTTGGATTTGATCCTGCTAAATTACAATTAAATGAAGCACGTCAATACCTTGCTTTAGAAATTGCAAGAGCATCAGGAATACCGGCATCGTTTGTATCTGCAGAAACTACATCAATGACATATTCAAACATGACTGCAGAGCGCAAAGCACTTATTGATTTCTCGCTACGTCCAATCCTGACAGCAATTGAGCAACGTCTAAGCCAGGCAGACTTCTGCCCTAACGGAATTGAAACCCGATTTGATATTGATGATTTCCTACGAGGATCAGCGTTAGAGCGTGCACAAGTTTACGAAATCCTAAACAGAATTGGTGCTATGAGCATCGAGCAAATACAAGAGGAGGAGGACTTAATCCGATGAAGATTAATTTCCCAATAACTATAACCGCAGCTGATACAAACAAGCGAACCATATCTGGAACGATTGTAAGTTGGGATGAGCAGGGTTCAACCAGCGCAGGATTAACTATATTTGAGAAAGATTCAATTGATTTTTCAAAGCCTGTAAAACTTCTGATGGAGCATGACAGAACAAGACCTTTGGGCAAACTTATCGAGATCACCCCAACAAATTCAGGTTTAGAGGCCACGTTTCGTTTGGCTAAAACTTTTTCTGCGGATGATGCGCTTGAGGAAGCCGCTACCGGATTAAGAGACGGATTTAGTGTCGGAGTTAAAATTAACGAATGGAAAAATGTAGAAGGCGTATTACGCATTCAAAAAAGTTCTTTACAAGAAGTAAGTTTGGTTTCAGAGCCAGCAATCGATTCTGCGAGAGTAAGCGAAGTCGCAGCAAGCACAACAGAGAATTCCGAAGCAACCGCTGAGGAAACAACCAAACAGGAGGACAAAGTGTCAGAAATTATTTCTGAGGCTCCTATCGCAACCGAAGCGGTAGAAGCGGCACAAACTCCAGTTGTAAATGCTCAATACATGGCATACACAAAGCCACGTGTTGATACAAACATTACAGCCGGACAATATGCAGCAGCACAAATTAAGTCAGTACAAGGCGATGCAGATGCACGTGATTTACTTGCAGCATTAGCAATTGGTACAGTTTCAGAAAACACTGGAATGGTGCCACCTAACTACCTACGTGATGTAATTGGCGTTATTGATTCATCTCGTCCGTTTATTGATAGCATTGAGCGAGCACCGCTTCCAAATTCAGGACTTAAGGTATTTACTCCTGTACTTGGAGCGCAAGCAATTGTTGGCGAAACAGCAGAGGGTGCAGAGTATGCATCACAAGATACTGCAGTTTCCTTTCAAGAAAATGACATAGTCAAGTTTGCCGGCGCAAACGTCATAAATCAAGAAGTTCTTGACAGATCTGACCCATCTTTCCTTGATCTTTTAATTCGTGAATTAGCTGCATCTTATGCACAAAAGACTGATGCTTACGCATTAGGACTTGCACGTGATGGCGCAGTTGCATCATCAGGATCAACAATTAACAAAGCAATTGCTGATGGTATTGCTGATTCATACAACGTAATGCGTTTTGTTCCAAACCGCTTAGTTGTTGCACCAAACGCTGCAGGATCAATTTCATTCGCTGATTTACTTGGTGGAGAAGATGATAACAAGCGTCCTCTATTCGCAGCAGCTGCTCCACAAAACGCAGCTGGCTTAATTACACAAGGTTCAACAAATGGAACAGTCTCAGGACTTTCTCTAGTTGTAGATCCTAACTACACAGGCGATAAGTTTGCGTTGGTTTATCCATCAGCAGCTATGCGATTCCACGAGTCTGGTCTTTTTGACATTCGTGCGAACATCGTTGCAAATGGTCGTGTTGAGATTGGTCTGTACGGATATGTTTGTGCAGTTAACCGCTACCCAACAGCGTTCCGTAAGTTAACAGTAGCCTAAACCAATAAGTGCCAGGGGTTGCTCCCGATCTCTGGCATCTTTGTAATGGGAGTTAAGGAGATGACATGCCAACGATTATCACAGCCACTGAATTAAGAGGCGTGCTTGGTGTGTCATCTGCCTTATACAATGATTCATATTTAAACGAAATAATTGATACCGCAGAAGGCGTGATCCTTCCAATGTTGGTTTCATTCAAAAGCCCGATTCAAGAGGCTGCTTTAAAAGATAACATTGCAACATTTACAACACTTGGTATTCATGAATTTACAGAAGGTCAATCAGTGGTTATCGCAGGATGTGGAGCACCTTACAATGGAACACATACAATCTTGGCAGATGATCTTGGACAATATACATTTACATGCGCCATTACAAACGCAGATGTGGAAAGCGCAAATATCATCCCATCCGGAACTGCAACCTTATCTTCAGCATCAACTTATGTTGGCAACCAACCAGTTCGCTCAGCAGTATTCGTAGTTTCTTTAGAAGTATTCCAATCTCGCCTTGCAGGAGGAGGTC